CTTTAATAGAAACACCCTGAGATTTGAAATAATCAAATGTATCATGTGCATCTTCTTTAATGATATCACTAATAGTAATAAGACAAACTGGAGTAAGAGAATGGTAATGTTCCTCTTCTAAATAATCTGCTTCTCCTAACAGTAATACACGTAATCCGAATTCAGAATAACCACTTACCTGATCTAAGATTTCTTTATTATTAGTCAAGAATTCAGGAGCACCTAATACAAAAGAACGATCATCATCAAAAGTTATTGCTCGATATTTACGTTCTGAAGAAAATGGTACTTCTGATTTCTTATGATATTTATCATTTTTAGTGAAGTAATTCATTAAAGCTTTCTGAGTTGGGTTGATATCATCTACTAAGAAAGCAAATGAACCCATAATATCGCAAATCATCTCACGCGTATATTGATCACTAATAGGAACAATATGTTTAACTTTAAGTTCACCTGTTGTAATAGTCCCTGTTTTATCAAGACATAGTACATCAACTCTGCTTAATGCTTCAATAGATTCCATCTGTTGAACAAGAGCTTTCTTTTTTGCAAGACGACCAACACCTAATACAAAAGATAAAGAAGTAAGAAGGACAAGTCCTTCAGGGATCATACCTATAACACCGCCTACCGTTTTAACAAGGGCTGTATTAAAATCATTCGGCATGGCTTTATATTGTGCTCTAAAAAGTAGTATACCTACAGGTACAATAATAATACTCATAACCTTGATAATCTTCTCAATAGAATCTCTCATCTCACTAGATGCAAGATTCTTATGTTTAGCTTGGTTCACTAGCTTTGTAGAATAGTTCGCATTCCCTACACGAATTACTTTTGCATAACCACTTCCTGCCACAACGAAGGTTCCTGCATAGATTTCATCGTTCTCCTTCTTTTTTACAGGTACTGATTCCCCAGTCAAAAGAGATTCATTGATTTCTAATGCATGATTTTCTACAACCTGGCAGTCTGTGCCAATCTGATTGCCAGCTGTCAAGAAAATAATATCATCCATAACAAGTTCTTCTACAGGAACATCAATCAGCTGACCATCACGAAGTGTTTTAACTTTTTCTACAGTCACAACACTTAGCCTATCAATAGTTTTCTTAACCTTGAATTCCTGAATGATACCTAATATTGTATTAGCTACCATAACTCCAATAAAAGTTAAGTTCTGCAGCTGTCCTGAAATCACAATCAAAACAGCTAAAAATATATTTAGAAAGTTGAAATATGTAAGTGTATGCTGCTTCACAATTTCTTTTTTTGTTTTAGAAATAGACTGACCTGTATAATTCACTTGTCCTTGTTCTATTCTTTCTTGTACCTCTTGTTGTGAGAGGCCTTTTAATTCATTCATATCCACCACTCCTTAATCTATTGCACTATCTTAACAAAGAAAAGTGTATTATTTGTGTACTTTCACCTTAATTTTTTCTTAAATAATAGATATAATTAACTTATCATCCAATGAAAGGGGTTATATCTATTATGAAACATTTGTATATGATGTTAAAATTGGCTTGTTTCCTAGACTTTTTGCCCCTTGTTACTGATTCGTTACTAGTTTAGTACCTACATAGTGGCGCATCATATATTTATAACGCTCATTCTAACACTTATTTAACGCTCACTTATAATTCTAGTTTTATGGCTTACTAAGCCATTTTTTTATTTTATGATAAGTTCTAACACTCAAAATGAGCGTTAGAAAAGAATATCATTAATTTTTATATAAAATTTATGTATATTATCAATATAACGCTTTACATATACGTCCGTATATGGTATGATATATATGTAAGGAACGGAGGTGATAGAAATGAGCAAAAAGAAAAAAGCTAGAAATCAAAAAATCTGTTTGGGCGACAAGATTATGATTTTCCTAGCTTTGATTCAAATAGTGCTAACTATCATTAGTTTAGTACTATAATTAAGGAGTGGGCTTCGGCCCTTCCTTAATTCCATTATATATCTAAATGTAAAGGAGTCAATAATTATGACAGAAAAAGGAAAAATGATTGTTATCGTATTACTTTCAATCAACATCATTCTCACATTAATATCAATACTAATCAAATAAAGGAGTTGTTATCATGGATGATAAATATAAGGCACAAAAAAAATATGCAAAAGCCAATATTAAAAAACTCAGTTGTTCATATCCTAGCGAATTTGTAGAAGAATTTAGAGATGCTTGCAATAAATTAGGAATCAAACAATCTGAAGTTATAAGAAAAACAATGGAAGCAGTTATTGAAAACGCAAAAAAGGACCAGAGCAATTAAGCCCCGGTCTTTTCTCATGCTTTAAATTGTTATGTAGTCGAGATTTAGTCGAAATTAAGTCGAGTTTAGTCAACATCTATAAGAATATACTTAGAATAAAACTCAAATTAGACTTTTTTCAAGTATCTTTTAGCAACCCAGCCACTTGGAATCTTTGCCCAATCCCCATCGAATCTAGAAACTGTAACACGAGTACCATAATTAATACATCCGTCTTTATCATAATCGTGGGCTTTAGCATCCTTAGTTAATTCGTTGTGTGTCTTAACTCTGTAATTCATTCCAGGTCCTGTACGGACCTTTAAGTCACTAGCAGTAATCATATAAGTACCTAAAGCGCTAGATGTGTTTGTCTGTGGCTTAGATGGTGCAGGTGCAGCTGAAGTATTAGTCACCTTAGCATCGTATTTAGGTAAGCCATACCCTCTGATATATCTGCCGTTAACCTGTAGTTTTCTTCTTCCTACTGCATCGCTCTTATTGCCTTCGATAACAGTAATAATATTACCTTCTACTTTTTCGACAATGCCAACGTGATCTGATGAACCTTTATTATCTCCGACGCCTTTGTCTTGCCAGTCATAGAAGATTACATCTCCTGGAGATGGTACATGTGCATCATCTTCACACCATCTACCGATTTTCTTAAATCCATTAATCATCTGATTGCAAGAACATTCAAGTGGAATGATATCTGTGTAGCCCACCTTAATTGCACATGCTGACACGAAAGTAGCACACCAAGAATCTGTATACTTAACTTTATATCCACGTGCTAGTGGCTTGTGTGCGTTGTATACGTCAATGATTTTTTTGTGTGTTCCATTTGACTCTTTACAACCTAACCATCCTCTAGCGACATCTAAAATAGTATTTGCAGTTTTTCCCATAATTATTCCTCCTCAAAGTATGCACCAATACCATAATTTGACGCACACATATATTCGATTCTGCACCCTCTTGCTTTGTTCCATCCTTTTAAAAAGTAAGCAATATCTGCAGTTGATAATAATTCAATAGATTTACCAAGACACCACAAAGGAGCGCCTCCACCATCAATATAACTATCAATAATTTCAGCATCATCACCATAGAGACTTTTAATTTTTTTGACTGCTTTCATTCTATTATGTCTGATTTCTTCTTCAGACAGATCTTTCATAGGCTGAGAAATAAATATCTTCATCACTAATCCTCCTCATATCTTATAATAGGCGCTTTTGCCTTGATTACATCGATATCTCCTAAAGAGATATGAAACACATCTCCAGCACTTGAAAAAGCACGGCATTCATATGAAAGCTCGTTTCTACTTCTGCCTAGTGTATCTGTAGGATCTATTCGTGCAGTGATTACATTATCCTTTATGGTTGTTTCTTTCCTTCTTATTTCATCACCATCGATAATAACAAGAAGCGCCTTATATTCATTGAAATTAAAAGGCTCGCCATCAGACGAGCATGAGAATCTGATAAGATGTGTAGTTCCTTCAACTACTTCTATATCACGTTTATTGTACTTCATTTATTCATCTCCTCCAAAGTGCGAAACCTTCCCGATGTCTATATTAGTTGTTCTATTTACATCAATTTCAGCATCTAATGCAGCTATATTGATATTCTCGTGATCCGCTTCTATTGAAGCATTAGCATGTGTGCATTTGCTAATGTCCACATCTACAGTATGAGAGACTTCTATATCTACTTCAGTGGATTGTGCTTCATCTGGCCCTGAATAAAGATAAAGAGTGAACCATCCCTTACTCATCCTGACCACACTCCATCGCTAGATTTCGCATAGATCCTTATGAGGTATTCCCCATCGCCTTTTGATAATTCGGAATCCAGGACACTTACTACTCCTGTGCTTCCTGTTTTGAGATTGGTTCCACTTTCTACAAGTAATCCTATTCCTCTACCGGAAGATTCACCTTCACGAGTCGCACGTGCCTCCCATTCAGTAACATCAATATTGCAATGAAATTTGCAGACGCACTCATTTATACCAAGAACTCTCGAAATTCGATACTTGTCAATGCTATCAATTGTCACGATAGGTGCCTCAGCTAGTCTGTAAGTGATAGTAATTAGACCATTGGTAAGCCACACATTTCCGACGGAAGCCCACGATGACCCCCAAGCGTCGCACTCTATAGAGCCATTTAAGTCTGTGCCTAAATCAATATTTTTACTTGCTGTCTTTTTATAAACATCTCCACCATTGACTGTAAATCTGACTGCATTGGCATACGTATAAGAACAATTAAAGATACCTGTGAATTTAACATTAGTGACTATTGCATTAGATGGAAGAGAAGGAACAGTCCATGTAACCTTCTCTATGTTGTGCCCACTTCCTGAAATATGAATGTTAGTCATTTTGGCTTCAGCGGTTACTGTATATTCCTGTGCCATATCGTTATGCTACTGACCAAGTGCCGTGTGCGTTTTTAACAAATACTTTGATGATCTTCTCACCATCGCCACTAGATGCAGCTTCAAGGTCTTTACCGTAAATCTTACAAGTAAGCGCCGTACTAGCCTTAAATGAACCTGTTGCAGCCATATTTGTAGAGCCGTTGGCAGTGCCGATTAATGTACCAGCATCATGTAATGATGATTTAGATGGTACAACCTTAATCTTATATTCAGTGAATGCAACATCTGAAGTGAAGCTGAATGTAGCCACGTTTTTAGGTGCAGTCTTAGAGATTCTTGAGACATCTGGTCCGATAATTGTTACTGCTGGTACTGAAGTATCTAATGTGATGGTAGCAGATGCTGCAGCAGTCTCATTGCAGACATCATCACGCACTTTTACGTAAACCGTCTTGAGTCCATCGTTATTTAATAAAGTGATTCTCTTAGATGCTGCATAGGTTTCCCATGAAGCATCTGCTTCTGTTTCGGCACCATTGACACCCCACACCTTCATCTGATAGCCGACTGTAGATGTATCAGTTAAAGCAATGCTTAATGTAACTGATTTTGATGTAGTGTACTGAGATCCGTTGTTTAACTTGATACTCAGTCCCTGGGGAGCGAGTGTATCTAATACAAGATTAAAATAACTTGCCATGTTTATCCCTCCACTTTAATGCATCTGTTTTCTAATTTCTGGTAGGCATCAAGATACATTTCTTCTTTATCTCCATTGTATGTACACTCGAAATACATTCCGTCTAACAGTGTAGTTGATAACAGTGCCTTGTTATTTTGCAGTGTCTTACACACCCACACCACATAGATATCGAAATCCTGTGGATCTTCTAGGTGTTCATCTGTATATCTTCTTACTTCCTCAACTGCAATCTTTAAAAATTCATCGTTGCCCATTATTCTTCTCCTTTATTGATGGCATTTTCTGCCACTTCTAAGCCTTTAGTTAATACAGCTGGAACATTGTCTCCTGCTTCCACAAAGTTCTCAATGATGCTTCTTAATTCATTGATAATGAGGGAAGCCAAAGTAAACCATCCAACATAAGTTGTGATAGTCAAATCAACATTGATTGTCTGACCGATTTCGATAAAAATCGCTGATGCGAGAAAAGCAACGAGTACCATTAACCAGTACCCTAACTTTTTCCATACACCACGCACTCCCTTGGCGCTGTTGTCTTTGCCTGTCAATCTTGATTTTCTAACTCCTGTAATGTAGTCGATAATATTCAAGATTAAAAAACCAATAAATAAAAACCAGTGCGTACCTAATGCAGCGGTTAACACTGCTACAATAGTGCCCCCTACTGCATTAAGAGTGTCCATATACTTTAATGATGTGTCATATAATTTCATTTTATTTCTCCTTACATATTCTCAGCGACGAGCCAAGCGTCCAACTGTATCTGTGTGATGTTTGAATAACTTTGATAGTTATTATGTGCCGAATTGCACTGCTTAATCTGCATGTATAGTTCATTATTGTTTGTCACATTGAATTTAACAGGCACATCGAAGAAACCACCGTTCGCTTGAATGATTGCGTTAGCATCCGTATATCCCATGTTAGGAGCACGCCAAGGAAATGCATCACCAATACGAGGACTATATAATTTGAACCCATTTACTCCATTGGAGTTAAGATTCTTAACCGATGAATTAAACATGATTCTATAGATATTAATATCACCTAGGCACTGTCCATACATAGTACCTGTAAATGTGCCGCCGTTCAGACTCACGCTCAATTGTCTCTTATCTATTGCACTGCTGCCTGTGCCTAGAATATATCCTTTTAGATACTCGGCAATGTTTTCTAATCCCCAATCATTCGGATGGATTCCATCCGAACTCATCATGTTTTCAAAAGACAGAATGTTCTCAGCACCTGGTACTAACACAAAAGGCTGATTCTTATAACACGCTTTTGTTGTGTACGCTGGCATTAATTTATATTTCAACGCGAACTGGTTATTTCTGTCTTTGAATGCTACACCAAACGGTGCAAAGTGAACAATCGCATTAGGATAAGTACTCTGTACATAGGATATCAGTGTATCAATGTTGGATTTAACAGTATCGATTTTATCAGCATACGCTAGTTCATTATATCCTCCACCAATCAGCACATCTGTCACCATCTTCTTACTACCTATCTGAGACTCCACTCCCTTAAGAAGTGTCAGAAAACTATTAGAAGAATTAGAAAAGGATGCCCCACCTTTGTGGTTGATATAGATATTGCCTGCAGAGAAGTGACAATTCACTAACTTACTTTTCAGTCTGTCGCACCATCCTGTAGTATTACCATCAGGTGTATAACCGTCTCCATAACTGTCACCAATGAAAATCAGTTTTCTTTTACTTCTGTCTTCTAGATTCATCTTAGTTCCTACCACCCTTTTCCCGTCACCCGAATAAGCAATCAAGCCTTCTTCAATATTATCAGCAGTCACAGTACTGTCTGATATATCAATCAATGTCTTGCCGTTATATATGACCTTGTTAATGCTCATATAAACACTCCTATGCGATTGTTACTGTTGTGCCGCCTGCTGAGTTCTCACTTTCAGCGTATGGAATCGGATTAACAGTGACCTGTGATAAATAGTTATATCCTGTATCAGGCATGATTGTCTGCGCGGTAGTTTTTGGTGTTACTGTCTTCTGCTGAGGCTTAGCGCCTTCAGTGCCTGACATTGTACCTTTAATGCCTAAGATAGTGACTCCGTCACGGATGTTCGTTGGGATAAGTTTAGCCTGTTCGGCAGCAGCAATCTGAACATTACCCGAACCATCGTGGAATCCCTGTGGAATTGTGTACGTCTGAGCCTTTGTTGTGATGCTTCCTTTAACGGATCCGTTATTTTTCATTGTACCAGTTAACTTAGTACCTCTTGCATATGCAGTCTTTCCAGATAGCATTTCAGCGACTGCTACAGTTGCGTCACTTGAATCCACATCAAATGTACATGTACCAGTTACAGGTGCGCCTGTCTTATCGTGAAAAGTTAAATCCTTCAACACTTTGTCTGCTGTTGCAGTGTCTCCAGTCAAGTCGATTAATGTCTTGCCACCATATACGACCTTATTTATATGTTTAGTTTCTGCCATGTTATAGCTCCTTTCCTATATACACTGTATTGCCACCTTCCTCGTTGCTGGTTTCAAAGAAGGGGATTGCACTAATAACCACATCTTTTTTCATTAACTTATCTTTAGTATCAAGCTGCTGCTTCTTGACCGCCGGAACAACCTGATACTCTCCTAAATAAGCATCATAACTTTTGTCAACTTCAAAAAAATCATCATAATGGAATTTGAAGCCGTTTTCCATATCATGAACTTTAAACTTAAAAGATGCGTCATTAGCATGAAATTTTAACCTGAATCGAATATCATTAGACCTAAATCGCACATCAGATCACTCCATCTTTTAAAATCTTATCAACATATATTTTAATGATATCTGATGCGATAGCTTCACCATCTCTTGTAATTCCTCTCACCTGTGCTTCTGCCTGTAAATTCTCTTTTAATTTTAGAGTTTCTTCCTGTGTAAGGTGTATTTTTATCTGTCTTCCTTCAAGCCCTTCACATTCAATTTTTTTATTGAACATAATTCGTTCATTTTGGGCAATTGTGAAATAAGCGTAAGAAAGTGTAGATATATCGAAAGGAAATTCGCATGTTATCGTTGGTGATGTACCTCTAATCATATGTATCACCTCCTATCTGAGCATCATATGACTACCTGAGAGCCATGTTCCTCTAGGAACAGTGCAAGTTTTCATAGAGAATATACAAAAGCCATTCTTAGCTCTGGTATATTTAAACCATATTGGATAATCTGGACTAACGGAAATATCAAACATGAAAGCTGTATGTGTTTTAAGAACGTTTTTCATTGTAGAATCATTTCCGAATTTTTCTCCATCAACTGTGGCCGTCATATGCCAGTCATTTGATAGATTTCCATACCAGTAGAATTCCACAATAGTATCATTCCATTTAGCCTCTAACGTAATACCATTCTTGACATCGAGAACATCATGCCCATAGAATTTTGTTCCGCTTTCTTGTGTATTTACCTTATTAATAAGCTCTCTCATATTCATGTATTCCTGACATTTACGCTCAACAGATGTGATATTTAAGCCATCTAGATGCACAGCATATAATACTAAGTCTCTTGTACCAGTGCCGCTGTAGATATCAGTGCTGCTATGAGATGGCTCCGCTCCACCTGCTGCCCCTTTGATTACTGCCAGTTCATGTGTCTCTTTTGTGCCGTTCGTGTTAAATCTAGCTACAATCAAGTCGGTTCTCTTCACTCCGCTTGTACCGTTCTCGATGCGTACTGTTTCACTGCCTACAATTCGCATGAATCTTCCGTAATTGCACAGGATGCCGTCATTTATCTTGATTTCATTGTTAGAAACGATTTCAGCCGTCATTCTGCTTCCTGCGTGTAGAATACCCTGGAAATCATATAACGCTAGATACATGTACCCATGCAATTCGGCGCTCACTTCAGCATCTGTTATATTAATGTTCTTTATCACTTCGCATCACCTACCTTATAAGAAATTGAAATATCATCATCACTAATCTTTATAATCTTCTGTGTTATAGGCTCTTTAAAAGATATGCCTGTTATATTCTCTTTTGCTCCAACAATATCAAATAATTCTGCATCATCAGCATCAAAAGATATTTCAAGCGTATCGCTTTCATTCGCTTCTGCTACTTTTTCGGTCGCATTCTTTATCAATTCAGCACGATTCTCGACATTCACATCCTCGTGTTTGTATGTTTTTCTGTCCAATCCTCTATAAGTCTCATTGGATTCACTCCACGAGCCATCAGACTGCAAGTATAGATTGATTCTTAATCTATCTAATAACTCACCTTTTCCGAGACATAAGATGTGATTATATGGCTTTGATTCGGTTTTGACTGTCATATCAATCTGATAGTCATTGTCATACTGCAATGTGTCGCTTAAATCATTGATTTTTTCAGCATATAGATGGATTTTCCCATCAACACGATGCCTAATGCACAATCTCGCATTACTAGCGCCTAACGCTTTCTCTAAGGCTTGTAAAAGATTTATATCTCTTACATCATATTTAACGTTGATATTGCTAGCGCCTATGTTATCGACTACAAAGAGATTGCTGAACCTACCATCAATCAACACATTGATGCATGTGTTAGCTTCACCATTTAAAGTTAAATATGCACTTCCTGCTGGTGGTTGTACATATTCCTTTTCTAGTAGTCCTCGAAATGTAGGACCTATCAAAGTGATAGTGTTATCTGACGTATTAATCTTCAATCTCTGGATTACTCCACCTATTTCCGTATCTTCCTTGTAAAAAAGAGACCCAATCGTAAATAAAGGGTCTCTATCTTCTAAGGATAAAGTCAATTCAAAATCATTCTTAGATACATCATACTTTCCTATTTCAATGTCTGCATCGAAATGACTGAGGTATCCTAATTCGTTATAGTTAGCATCTGTATAGATATATTCTAATCCCATTTAGGTTCACCTCTTCGCTCGATCAAGACTATATCAACCTTCTCAACTCCGACCGTAGTTATATCAAATGAACCCTGTGGAATCTTTTTAAAAGTATCATATGACTTATTTCTAGAATTGAATATGTTAGACTGCATACCGTTAGAAGAATACTTTGTGATGGTTTTCTTGAATGTGTCAATCTCTGCATATTCTTCAGCATTTAAAGTCACGTATAACTGATAAGTGTTATCACTGATATTGACAATAGGATTCGTACATCTTCCATATATTCGCATGATCATGTCTGTATCAGTAAATGATTCATTTACAACATTTACTGTTTTTGGGACTGAATACGTAAAAGGATACGTGAAAGGATATTTTGTGACTGTTCTCAAACTGCTGGAAGTGAAGTCAGCGGTGTAGGTTGTCTCTTTAATCCAATAAGAGTCGTCTGTAGTGATTTCAACACTTAAATATAAGAGTCTCTTATCAATTAGATATTTGCTTTTAGTGGACTTGATTGCATAGCAATAATATTTATAACCATTGATTTCAAAATATCCTTTTTCTTTTTTTAGTATGTCTATTTCAAAATGCTCATAAAATTGGTTTTTAATCTCATTGGCTTTCTGCTGATCAACAAGGAAAACAAAGGGGATTGTCTTAGTTACAACCCCTTTATAAAATCCTGTAATCCTATTGTTATTCGTTTTAACGCTCCACTCAAAATCACGTAAATCACTATAATTTGCAAAGATACCGAGAGAGGTGAAGTCTAGTGTTTCATTGTTTGAATTTGTATGTTTAATTTTATCCAGCATATTTTCTCACAATCCTTCCTACTTCTCGACCATCTAACATAACAACGAAAGAACCGTCATTTAGCGCTTTTACAATAATATCGTGCATTCTATCTTCATCACTTAATAAGGCAATGATTCTATGCAATGCGTCTAGGATTTCATCAGCCCTGTTATTAGATGCCTGATTAATCATCTTCATCAGTGTATCTCTACCAGCCACAACTTCAGCGCCTGCTTCTCCAGCGCCAAGCATCTGACCATTAGACATTCCAAAAATAGTTGGAGCGTCCAAGATCATTGGATTGTCCATCGCTTGAGCGTACCATTTAATGCCTAGTGATGGGATTTTCCCCTTTAATAAATCCCCAACGTTCCAGCCGTTAGGTTTGATATTAAAATGAGGTAACGGAATATGAGGCCATGAGATTTTAAAATTAAAGAATCCTTTAATTTTGCTTATGATGGCTTTCACAAAATTAGCAGCAGTGCTCATTGGTGACATGATAGCGCTCTTGATACCATTCCAGACACTTGAGGCATGCGACTTAATGAAGTTAAAAGCAACTTTTACGCCATTTTGTAATTCTTTTACAATCCATAACACTTTTGTCTTAGCATCAAACATAGGACTTTGAATTACATTCTTGATGTTGTTGAAAATGCTTGATACGTGGCTTTTTAGACTGTTAAATAGGTTCTTTGCCGTGTTGACAAGCGAGCCACCCATACCACTGATACCTTTAGCGATTCCACTAATAAGGCCTTTCCCTAAATTCCACCAATTGATTGCGTTCCAAACTGCAAAAATGGCATAGATAATTTTAGGGATATTCGCGATTAATGAAGGAATTGCCATTACTAATCCTTTAATGATTTCCGCAATAATCTTAATTCCCCATACAAAAATAGTCTGAGCACTGTTAGAGAATGCATCTGCTAGGTTCGCTATGATAGTAGGCACTTTAGATATCAATGTAGGGAGTGAACTCATTAATCCTTGAACTAAAGAAAAGATTAATTTCATTCCGACACCTACTAGAATAGGAAGATTAGTTAATATCGCCTGTGATAACTGAATTAGAATATCAAGAAATCTCGACAAGAACGAAGGCATATTTGAAGATATAGAACTTCCTAAACTGTCAATTATTTTCGCACCTATCTGAATAATAATAGGAAGACTATTTATAATAGCGTTAATAAGCGCCGTTATCATCTCTATTCCTTTTGCAGCTATTGAAGGCTTCCCGCTGTCAATAGATTTTAGGAAACCATCTACTATATTCGCATTTCCTTTCAAGAATTGAGGAATCTTATTAAATATATCTGTTAATTCTGAAAAAATCGGTTCTAATATTCCTGGAAGCGCACCGATTAGCCCAGCCACTAAATTAATGGCTGCAAGGATTAACGATGGTGCTAAATCAATGATCGTATTCATCAACTGTGGAGTTATCTGTATTAGTGCATTAGGTAGTGCATTAAATACTTCCTTGATTTTTGGAGTCACGTTTTTAGCGAGAGTTCCTAAGCTGATAGTGAACTCACTGATAAGCGGTCCGACTGCCTGTTTAGGGTCTGCTAAACCTGTTAAAAGGTTATCCCATGACGCTTTTGTCATCTTCATAGCACCGTCGATGGTTTTCATCGCTTCTTCGCCAGTAGTACCAGTTATTCCGAGTTTGCCTTGAATAGCGTTAATTGCTTTGTATACATCACTTAAATTATTAATATCATAATGTATACCTGTCAGTTTTTCAGCGTCTTGTAAAAGTCGCTCCATTTCTGACTTAGTACCACCGTATCCCAATTTTAAATTCCTTTGTATTCATGTAAGGTCGTTAATCTTACATCGTTCTCTTATGAACTGCTTTATATCACTATAAAGAGTAGACTATCTCTTGAACGATATAATCGTTCCCTCGCACTTCCAATCACTTGATTGTACTCTACTCACTTTCATAACATTTATTATGTGCTTTCGATAGTCGTTACACCTTACTATTTCTAGTCTTGGCACGGTATTGTCTTTTCTAAGAGTTCCACCGTTTTCACGAGGTTTTAGTTGAACTATTTTGTTAATCCAACATTGTGTAGTTCTGCTTTGAGAACCCCTGATAAGCGTTTTGGATATCTTCCATATTGGTGCCCATCTTATTCGCATTATCAGCCATATCAATAACAGCCATATTAGCAACTTTAGCTGCTTCTGTCTCATTGGCAGTTGATTGCTTCAATGCAGCAGCAAAAGAAGTAATAGTGTTCATATAATTGTTCGCACTCATTCCAGCTGTCTTATATGCAACTTTCGCATTATTCATGACTTCTGTCTGTGCCTGTATTAACTGATCATATTTTCCTTTCGCTTGTCCGACAGTCTCGCCGATTGATTTAGCGTACTTCTTTAGGCTCATGCCCTGAGCGCCAAATAAGGTTTCGACACCACCAGCTAACTGCTCATACTCCGAATAAGAAGATACAGCGAACTTAGTAATAGTACCTATTGCAGCACCCGCTGCAGCAACTCCTTTGACCGCTAGCTTTCCAATTTTAGGAGCGAGTTCCCCTATTTTGCTAACGTGTTTTTCTAGTTTGCTGGATTCATCTTTTGCTGTGTTAGTTGTGTCTTTTAAATCTTTCTTTGTCTTATCAACGCCTTTCAGTCCGATAATACCAAAGAGTTTAAATAATTCTAACATTTATTTCCCCCTCTCTTTTTTCTTAAAGATTAGGATTAAAATTGTTAAGAATTTCATAGGAGTCATTTATAGTTGTTTCCATCTCTTCATCTGTCATTGTTTCAGATGTTTCAATTCCTGTGTTTTTCTTCCACTTAGCCATCATTTCATTTTTAAAGTCAGCAAATGACTTGTCATAAACTTTTGATTTCCAAATGTCGTATAACTTTTCGTCTGACACATTGTCAGCAAGTTCAGAAATGAACTCTGAAAAATTAGAAAAAGAGATCATGTTATCAATCAGTTCCATGGGGTTGGAATACCTCTTATAAACCAAATCCATGAAGCCGACTTCTCCTATTTCAGCAATCCAGAAACAACCTTGTAAAAATCTTTGAATTCATCTTTTTGAAAGATTTCAATAATCATCTGTGCAAGTTCTGCAAGTGATAAGCATTCAACCTGCTTTCTATTTAGATTGCTTACAGCTGATAAGAATTCAAAAACCTCATTTTCACACTTGCCAATGTTTTCAAAAATGACAGAGACACAAGAAAGAATGATATTGAAACCAACTTTTTCAGTTAGTTCCTCTTTTGATAGTCCTTCCTTATTCTCTGCTAGTTTAGCAATCTCGTTTGCATTAAAGCATTTTTTGAATTCCATAATGCCAAACTTATTAATTAGTTTAATGATTAGAAATGCATCTGTTGCTTTTAATTTTCTTAATTTATATTCCATAAATAACTCCTTTCAATTCTTAATAATGGTTATGCAGCTACCGCATTAGGGTAATAAATGTGATAAGGTAGTACATTCTTATCAGATTGCTCTAATTCCGCATAACATTCAAATTCTGCTTCAGGTACTACCATCTTTTTATTTTCGCCTTCAATAGAAAGTCCTGATGTGCATAAAGCTTTATCAAAAATAACAATGATTGGAGTTCCATCAATCTTCTTTCCGACATACGCTAGATTTTCATAATAATCGCCTGTTTCAATCTGCGGTTTAGATACTAATTCTGTATATCCTGTCTTTCCAGCGTTTGCTGCTTCTTTAGCAAAAATAGATTTCTTAATAAAATCAGGAGTAATTTCTGCCATTTTAAACTTCATTTTCGCAGTTTCTCCAACTTTTAGGGTACCACCAACAAATTTAACAGTCGCACCGTCAATGTCTAAGTCTAATAATTCTGGTGTAATTGTTACTGATCCACCACCTGAAGTGGCGCAAAATAATGATTCTACAAAGTTCCATTTATTGCCTTCGTATTTCAAGCCTTTGTGAATAGTTCCAGCACCTAGCATAATATTTTCAGGTGTTTTTGCTGTAATACCACTTGAAGGAATGATTTCATCTGCCATGTATTTATACCTCCCATTCCTGAATAGTTAAATTAATCTGTATTTTCTGCAATTCTATATCGTCTACACGAATCGGCATTGAATAGTCATAATGTACGGCTATGCCCGTTCCGCTCGGTAAGATGGCTCTCTTATCTTTGAGAGCCTTTTTAATAATTTCCTTTTGCTTTTCTAGTTCTAAATAACTGCCTCTTGTTACACCTGTGAGAATAAAAGTGGTTCCTTGGTAATTGGTCTCTGCACTGTATTCATTTTCCAAGTACTCGCCAACCCAGTAAGGATATTCAACCTTATCAGTCTTGTAATAAAGAAAATGATAGTTCACAAGTGGTTTTAATGTCTTTGAAATAAATTTCAAGCCTTCTGGTGTCATTTTCCAATATCTCCAAAGATTTCCTCGGCTCTTGCTTGAATCTTCTTCTTAGAGGAGTTCTTGGCTTTCTCGAGTGCTCTAGATGGTGCTTTTCCTGTAGTGGTAACCCATCCGTATTTAGGATGCTTATACTTCCATTTGGTTTTACGACCATTTCCTTTAAGAGCATACTCACCTGTTCCGAACTCTTCCCATATAGCATTCTCTTCTGCTGATCCAACAATACCAATCATATTGTCAGCGTCTACTACATGCTCCCACGAGTTTTTTAACTGACCAGTATCAACTCTAGTATTTCTTTTAACTTGTGACTCAAGTTCTCCGCTTGCTTCTTCCAAAAATTTTAAAGCTGCGCTCTCAATTTCATCGATTATAAACATTGAGTTATCTTCAAACTGTACGCTCATCTTGTGCTCCTTTGTACTGTAGATAGATTTCTAAGTGTTGATGTAATCCCATTGGATCATCAATGAGAGTTACATCATAGACTTCACCATTTACAATCAGTCTTGAGTTATCAGCCTTATAGCCTTTTAAATCCTTATAATCACAGATGAAGATATGAGTTGATTCCTGTACTTTAGCATTGAAATTCGTGTAATGACTATCACCACTTGATAAGTCTAAGAAGCCAAACAAAGAGATTGAATCTGTATAATCTTCAATAGGTTCACCAATCTCGTTGAATGAATAGATGCATTTTTGAAGAACTGCTGTAATATTTCCACCTATCATATTAGAATCTCGCTTTCATATAAGGCTTTAGAAAACCTGTGAGAGACTTTGGATAGCCAAGAGAGGAATTATCCCCATCCATATTGAAATAGGTCACAGAGTGTCTAGAAATCGTTTCTGACTGCACTCCAACCTTGCTTCTGTTCTCTTTATCCCATTTCATGAGGTTGATAACCCCCATTTTAATGTCGGCAGGATATTCTACTTTAGTACATAAGACACGAACCTCATTATTGACAGGCTTGTCAACCACAAAGTCATGCTCATTTGCTTCTGTCACAGTATATAAAGCATCATTAAAAGATGAATTAGATACCTGTACAGTGTCACCAACCTTAAAAAATTGAGGACCATTAAAAGAAAAACGACCGTCTAAAATATTGGCGGTCGTTCTAAAATTGCGCATTTGGAAATTATTATTAGTGTATTTTCTAATCATCAACTCTAAGGCTTCTAATTTCATTTTGATGATTCCGTCTGAGTCATCTGTATCATTCAAAAGCCTGAACTCTTCAATTGTCATGATCATAGAAAATCACCTCTTTTCTTATTTTTTAGCATTGCCTTTTGGCTTGGCTTCTGTTTTTGGCGCTTCTGAAACTGCTTCAGTTTCTTCTTTCACTTCTTCTACAGTATAGCCATGTTCTTCGAACCACTGTGCCACCCATTCGTCATATACTTCAGCCTTGCCATAAGCAAACTGAACACCTGCAGCACCGATGCCACAGTAATCTTCAATAGGTGTCTTCACTTCATAATGTTTCTTTTTATCCATAGTCATACCTCCTATAAGATTTTAACGTTTCTTAATACTCCAGCGCCTTTTGTATTCTTTAAGGCAACACAAGCAACCATTTCAACTTCACCCTTCTTGACTGCTCCTGGAGTGTTGAAATCAGGTAAATAAGTATTCACTCCGCTAGATCCTGTTAAAGTAACACCGTGGAATCCTTTCTTTACATCAAACTTAACAGCATAGATATCTGTTAATCCTGTCACACTTGCTTCAGAACCAACTTTTCTAGTCTTTAATCCGATGATAGGAGTTTCAACAGCTGTTTCTCCTGAAGCAGTTACAACGTCGCCTAAATCAATTAATCTTACTTTGTTTTCTCCAATAGTAGTAACAACACGACCGAAAGCCTCTTCACTTTCTGTCTTATATCCTAATACTCTAGCGACAGTCTGAATTTTAGACTTCATATCTTCATTCACAAATAAAGCATCTGCGCCTGTTTTGTTGATTAATTTGATTAATGCTTCATAGAATACACTGGCATTTTCTTCTAGTTTAGCCATTGTTGATAAGTCATAGTAAGCGTCTGTGTTAAATTCTGTTGTCTGACCAACTAAGAACTTGTCTAAGCCGTCAAAGGTTTCAGAGTTAGTTGCTGAATCTCCGTTAATCATAGCGTTATGGAATGTTCCAATTGCTGAGATAACCTTTTCATCAATCTGGTATGCCATGTTATCGTACATGCCTTCTGCATCCTTGATAACACGATCAATTTCAAAAGCGCCACCGAATACCTTTAGGTTAACGGCTTTCTGTTCTAATTTTGCTTCGCTAGAAGTATATTCAGTATTTAAAGCACGGAATGCAGTGTTAGAAGGTAATTTAGTCTGTAAATATCCATATGTTAATGTAGAGCCTCCACTTGGTGATACTGCATTATCGAATGGTAATAATTCTAATACTTCGGAATGTCTGATAAATGTGTCAACTACCTGTTCAGCGACTTTGTCATGCATTCCAACTTTCATGTCTTTTAATAAAATTGGCATATATTAATCCTCTCTTTATTCTTTATTTTCGTATCTGTTTCTGATTGCTCCTGTCAAAGTGGTTGGTTCAGGAGTATCGTCGGTTTTGCCACCTGGTAAGTTATTTTCATCAATTTTCTTAGATGTTTCGGCTTCGAACTGATTAGGATAAATAGTCTTTAAATTCTTCATTTTTTCATCAATGCCTTTTAACTTGCCATTTTCGTCAAGTTCAGCCTTAAAATCACTGTCATTACCTAATTTAAAAAGTAAATAATCAATGTCGTCAGCCTTAGCACCAGCTGAAAGAAGTTCAATCTTTAATGCTGACTCTGTCTTTGCTTTTTTTAGTTCTTCCTGCTGATTTCTGATAGTTGTCTCAAATTCTGCAATCTTAGCAGCCATATCTTCGCCTTTTCCAGCCGATTCTTTTAGACCTTCAATAAGTTTCTGAGCGTCCGTTAAATCGGTATCTTTCTTATTTAATAATTCCTCAAGAGCCGTATATTTGCCTTTATCAACGTATTTACCACTTGCTAGATTTGCAATCTTAATCTGTTTATCCTTATTCGCTTCATTGCCGTTATATGCATTTACTGCATTAGCCACCTGTTCAAATAACTCAGTGCCTAGAATATCCTTAAGAAAATCCATGTAATACCTCTCTCCGCTACGTTTTTAAATCTAGTGTCTTCTAGTGCGGTCGCAGTTTTAACATCATGCTGGATGAATTTTATAAACCTTTTAAACGCCATGTTCAGGGCAAAATAAAAAGAGCCTACGTCTAGCCTCTGTTTCTATTTCTGTTTAATACATTGTTTTTATTCTTGTATTGCGGTGGATCATGAGAAAGTTCTACTGTTTCATAGAACTCATGACCGCATATCATGCACTCATAGTGCGTTTTTCTGATTGCGCAGCCTCTATTTTTATCGAAGTATCTTCTTGATTCTACTTCAAAGTAACAGTGCCTGTGTGGTCGCAGTCCTTCAGACATCAAATGCCTCCTTTCAGGGTAAAATAAAAACCGACTGTATAAAGTCGGTTAAATAGCAACTAGCAACTGAATAATAAATGATTCATCCCTAATATATAGGTGGCCATTCTGTCAGTTTATCACTTTCTTCTTTGAGTTTCTTTTCTTCTTCTTCAAAATCTTCTATAGTCCAATCAGGGTGATGGATTACAACATCCTGATAGTATCTTATTCTATTTCTTCCCATGTTATTCCATACTCCTTTTTGAATTCATTTAATGCTTTTTTATATGCTTCTTCTGTACTTAAATTATATTCTACTGAGCAATACTTGTCAATTCTTGCATCTAACAGCGATGGCAAAAATGGTTTATTTCCTGCTGAATATCTATAAACTCTTCCTTCGTGCGTTACAACAATACCAAATTCATATCTTCTGTAACCCGCAGCTGCTATATCACTTCCTGTAGGCAGAACGTTGGTTGGATGATTGTGCATTCCAATTACCCCTTCCTTTTTTCTTATTAATTCTGCCTCTTTCTCAGAAACACTTACCGATAACTCTTTTTTATTAGATATTTTTCTCAGAAGCAAATTTCCTTCCAAATCAACTATATATAAATCTTCTCCATCAGTTCCATCTCTATGTAACAGCATTGCTGTTGCATAATTTCTAAGTGTATCATTTAATTTTGTGTTATTAGTTAACTTGTTAAATTTTTTTCTAAAACTTTGGGACTTAATGTAATCTAAATCAACTTTATTACTTCCTATTCTTCTAACATTTAGTGAAGTTCCCTTTTCTGCTATTTCGGAAATTTTTAAATATTTTCTTTTGTAATCCTCAAAATCTTCTGTTTTATCAAGCCCATAATATTCGGCTCTTTCTTTCAGTGTCTTGAGTTCATCAGCATCTAAAGCCCATCTAGCACGTTGAAGGAGTGCACATCTGCAGTTTACATCCTGTGAAGCAATCCCAAAGCCACCAGGATACATAACTTCTATATCATCAACCACAAAAGGCTCGTCTATTTCTGCAAGTTTACCATCAAGAAGCCTGTGCATTGGTCTAGTTCTTCCGTCAAGTGTAGCATCCCACTGCTTGACTACTTCACAGCCTTTAGCCTTTGCTGCATGCTGTGCGTCATTGGCACTAAGAACCTGGATTCTATGTCCTTCTGTTCTAGCAATCCTCATTGCTTTGTTAAAACCAATATTAGACGCTCCATCTATGTTTCTAGCAATATGTGCATATGATGAAGATGTGGCTATACCTCTTGAGATATGCTTTGCAATCTGTTTTTTGAGAACTCCAACATCAATACCCATTCTAGTATACAGCGGTACACTCAATTTAGTATTTAATGTCATAGCCCTTGTGACTTGCTTCTCATTGATAGGAGTAATTAGCGGTATGCCTTGGCCTTGAATATCGTACATAGTTCCGATATATCCTGTGTAATAGGAATCTGTTAGATATCTTGTAATACTGTCATAAGAATCAGCGTTTAAATTCCCAATCAGTTCATCTAACTGCTTTTTGAGATTTTCTTGAAACTTCTTCTGATATATCTGAGATTGAAGCAATGATTTCTGCTTATCATCTAATTCATCATAGACAGAAAGAAGTAAATCAATCTTACCGTTTGAAATCCTTATTTTCTGTTCTACTTCTTTAGCTGCATCTTCATATATCTTTTTTAATTCCTTCAGAAGCTTCTTCTCTTCTCGCAGTTTGGCTTTTTCAACTTCTAGCTGTCGCTTATTCATCTGGCACCGTCTTGTTTAACGTATCGGTCACATCATCTACTTGCTCATACGCTTCTTTTGGCTTTGGGAGTTTATCTTTGATTTCTTCATAATCAATATCCAACTGTTCACAAATCAATTTAACAATAGTCTCGTTATCGATTACTTCAGCAAGTGAAAGAATGGTATTAATTTCAGTCTGTCTCTTCTGAGCCTTCAATAATTCAATCTGTGCATTGTCTGATTCATTTGTTATGATTTCTTTTTCAAAACTGTAATAAACATCATCGATATCATAATCAGTCTTGTTGTTCTTATTGATTTCCTTTAGAACAACCTCAAGGATGTTATCCAGGAACTCCTCAATCCTTGCCTGCAGTTTATTGCACTTAAGATCTAGAAGAGCGTACCTTGATTTGATGACTACGTTTGTAACATTGCCATCGCCCACCTGTGCAGAATTAAAGCCCATACCAAAGCGATAGATATTTTCTTCATCCTTATCCATGTTCGCAATTCTTGCCTGATAAGGCACTTCGATGGTATGAACTTCAAGTCCTCCGCCTTCCGGAGTTCCTATCATTTTCTTTGTTTTCAGATTGGTTTGTAATTCTTCAAAGTCATTTCCTTCAAAGCCCTTCACTACATATGTTGGATGGTCAAAGTCGGCTAAGTTGTTAGACAATCCACAAGCCATCATGTCATAATCATCAATCAACGACTTAATAGTCTTGACTCCTGAATGCTGCTTCTTGTTATTATCTAATCTAAAAAATGGAATATAGCCAAAATTTTCATAATAAATAGTATCGTCCCCATCTTTTGTATAGATTACATGTGGTCTTGGATTGATTCGTTCTGAATCATCTAAAAGAAGTCTTCCGTTTTCTTCCTGAACATAGTAATATGTCTGATTTTCATCCCATACCTGAATACGTTTAATTGCTTTGTTATCTTTGGTCAGTTTATCAATGTACCAATAAATGACATATGCGCATCCATCATCAGTCTCTCTTTCTCTGACTTCAATAACTCCTAGAGAATCAGCACGCTCGAATGTTAATCTGCCTTTCTTGTTTACGTAGGCATACATATATTCAAAGCCTTTCGTGATAGCGCCAGTAATCACTTCACTAAGAGCATTTTTGAATTTTCTATTGAAATACTTATTTAATTCTTTCTGCAGTTTAGTGTCATCTGAGTGAACTAATCCGTCTTTTCCGCTCAAGATATACTGTACTTCCTGGTCCACCAATTCACCAAAGAAGCCGTGACACTTCTTAACATTGGCTCTAGTTGTATCTTCAACTAAAACACCATCCTGATTGTAGTAGAACATCCTATAATCTAAGATATCGTGTTCAGACTCATAATAGCGTTCTCCGACTCTTGCGAGTCGTTTCTTTTTTGATGTCTTATCATCATTGATAAACTTCAGGATTTCTTCTTCTGTCAGCATTCAATCACCTCTTTTTCAAAGTCATCAGCTAAACCAACAATATGATCAGCATAATTTCCAAATAAATCGCACATTGTTTCTTCTGTATAGCAATCCATTGAGAAGCCTAGAGAAAATAAAAAACAGTGACATAACTCATGTATCACTGTTCGTCTTGTTAACTCCTTAGACATCCCTTTTCGAATATAGATTGTTTGTTCTAGAAACTTTGTAAGGCCTAATATAGTGTTATCGCCATCATTTAAAAAGTCCTTGTCACTGTCAGCGTATTCCATTGTCCAGTTGATTCCATTAATACTAAATTCCATGTACTTGTCTCCTTTATAAAGTCCACTTGCTCTGAAGTATTTCGTGTTCCATAGCATATCTAGTAGCATCAATAGCGTGGTTATTCTTATCAGGGAAGTCACCTCTAAGGTTGCCGTCCTTATCTTTTTCAATCTCATATTCATTAAATTCCCTGTAAGCATTAGGACATCTAACAGGATCTATGATGATTGATTCTAAGTCCTGCAGGAACTTAATGCCGTTTTTTACACTGTCAGGGCCTTTCTTGGCGCCTGTTATTCTTAATCCTAACAGTTTGAACTCGTTTATAGTTCTTGGTTCAGCTGAATCGGCAGTGACCTGATTGTTAAGCGGGTTAATCTCTTTGATAAGTTTGACGGCATCAGCATTTGACAGCCTAGTGCCATATACTTCATCAAAAATAAAAAGACGTCTGCGCGTCTTATCATAGTTAGCTTTGATAAAGGCCAAAGGGTCACCAGCATAGCCAAAGTCTAGTCCGAATTTCAATCTATCGAATACATCAATTTCTTCTTTTGTGATTTCTCTAATATCAAGGTTTGTGAAAACCTCGCTACCTGTTCCAGTTACTTCACCTAAGTAGTCATGATTGTATTTTTCGATATTTGTTTTCTTAGTATGTTCTGCTTCAATTAGAAACTGCTCCCCAAGCCACTCAGGAGGTGCCTGTAAGTAAGTTGTATGAGAGACATATGTATCATCTCTTTTTACTAAAACTTGCCTGTTGCACCAATTTCTTTGTGATTCAGGAGGGTTGAAAGAATAAAAGACACAATACTCATGTCCACCACGCAGAAGCGACTGATTAATATTGGTTATCTTATCGTATGTTTCGAATTCATCACATTCTTCATACCACACGTATTTAACATAGCCGATATGAACCTTTGTTGACTTCATTTTTTTAGGTTCATCGGCACCCTTGAATATTATCTGCTGACCTGTTGGCATATAAGTCATTTTCAATTTGGACTCGGGTATTAACCAATCATTTTGAGCACCTAACTTATAGATGCCCCACTTGATCTGTTCATACACTGAATCTCTAAGCGTATCTTTTACTCGTCTCATAATGACTGCATTACTCATAACACCTCGCTGTGCATCTCTCATGATGCCTAGAGGTATCTCAACACCGATAAAAGAAGATTTCAGAGAGCCACGTCCACCTTTGAGCCAATAATGCGTGTAGTCATTGTTTTTTACATGCTTATGAACTTCGTAGAAAGCTGGACCGATGGTGGATTTCAAACTAACCCTATTCATCTATATCATCTACGATTACTGTCTTGCCATTAGAAGTAATATCGACATTATCTTTGAACATACCGAATCTCTTTCCAAGAAGCTCTGCAGCTTTAAGCCTTTCCTTCTCATCCGGAGGCTTCTCAGTGACCTTCTGCATACCATTGCCACTCATCATCAATACCGCTGAGGCTGATTCTCCTCTAAGAACTGATGTAAGATACTCCATCACTTCCTGGATGTCAGCCGTGTTCTCATTATGAATTTCTTCAAGTCTTTTGCTTATATAATCAGAAATATCTTTCTGCTTAAGAAGTGTATTTGCTCTTACTGCTGCAACATTATCATTCTTGATAGTAGTGTATATCGTTTTATAGGCACGCGTACCATTTAAATCTTTCAGATACTCATCTGCAAACAGTCTCTGTTTTTCTGTCATACAACTAATACACCTCCTTAATGATTCTTAATGTGAAAAAGGACCAAACTATTAAGTCCGGCCCTCTTATATATATTTCTGTCTAATACCATACTAGCACCTTTTTAAGTGCTGTGCGCTTCTGATTAATGCAGATTAATACAGTTTAATAAGAATTAATCAAGAATAATTGAAAGTTCTTTAATCGCATCACGCAGATAAGCAAATACAGATGTATTAGAACAATCCATGATATCAGCAATGTCATATATCTCTAAGCATTCTATGTATCGATAGAACAACACATCTCTTAGAGTCATATCTTCTATGCATTCAACTGATGCTCTTATACTGCTCATTTCTTTAAGATACTTATCCTTCATCATGATGTAATCGTTATTTGTTTTTGGCTCTGCGTATGATCCTACTGAAGAATCATCATAAGGTATTGATTTAACATTGATTAGCTTGTTATCAATATATTCTATTCTATGCATCATGTTCTTGTAGTTTTTCAAATACTGTTTAGTTTCTTCTGTAGTCATTCATACACCTCCGAGAATTATGCAGTCATCAAGATCCAAATAAGCACTGCTGCTATTATTATAATCCAAATCATCATATCCAATCTCCTTTAACCAGACATCATAATCATCCAAAGAATGATCATGAACGTAATGAACACAAATATCATCTTATAAACTCCTTCTTAATCAACCAATAGCATGATTGCGTGTCCTCTTGGCGAATCATTTACTTCAATATGAGTTACTAACATATCTCCAAAATGGTTATCCATGAATGTGTCACTATGAGTGATTTCCCATTTTGTTCCTTGTATACAAAAATTCCAACTTTTACATCTAATGTCAAAGAGTTCATCTTCATCAACTCTTGTCAACACTTCATTTACTCTCATTTCTTAAAAATCCCCTTTCCTTCAGTTCAGCAATAGTCATTTTTCTTAGAAGAGGTTCGCTGTTAATTCTGTTAAAATCTCCAAGAAGTTCATTGTATTTTTTGTTAAGCTCTCTATTTTCTTTCTTTAACTTTGCCCATTCATAAGAAAGTTTGTCATGCCCTTCATAAAGATCATCATATTCTTCTTGCAGCTTCTCTTTTTCAAGCTGCATCTGTGCAATGTAAATCTTAGTTGCACATTCGACAATCGTACTTTTCAATCCGTCATAATCAAGGCCGTGAATGAATTTGTTATATGCTGAATCTGATACCATATCTAATATTTCTTTATAAATCACTCTCAACCACCTCACATTTATCTAAAACATCTTGAATTGATGTAGGTTCTGAGTCTTCCCATTTGATAAATGGGAATAAATTAACAAATATATTAAGGTTTTGCATCCCTGTGCTAATATCCCAAGCACCTAATCCTTTCTTGGGCTTTCTTTTGTAAATGTAAATATTGTCGCTTTTTTCACGTACAATAAATCTATATTGTGTCTTTTCAAGAAGATGTTTTAAAACATCATGCTCAAATCTAGTTAATTTGATAGGCTCTTTGTACTCTGAAAGGAGCCATTTTACTTTAACATTCGAGCAATGCTCTCCTATATTGCAAAAGATACAATTATTACAGACACCAAGACATTTCTCAATTGTGTGCCTATCTTTGCTTATTGAAAAATCAAAAACAACATTTGATTTTTCTAATATTTCTTTCTTAAATCTTTCTGCATTTAACATTTTCTTTTACCTCACTCTTTTGTGCTTTTGCGTTTGCTATTAGCAAAAGATAGAATTCCACAATACCTTTATTAAGATTTGGTGCGTTTCTTTGAATGCACTTGTTATAAAATTCTTGCACGCCATATCCTATTGCAGCTCTTTCCCAAAAATCATAGCCACCAACAATAATAGCGTTTGTGATTGCTAGGTTTAACGCTTCCTTATATAACTCAAGATAATGATTTTGACATTCTAAAACAGTATATCTACGTTTGATTAATGCATTTTCTTCTTTTAAATATTCTATCTTGCTTTCTAATTCGTTCACAAACTCACTTGAGTATGTAATTTCTTTTATTTTTTCTTGGACCAATGTTAATCTTCCTTTCTGAGCCATTCTTTTATAGATTCTATATTTTTGAAATTACAGAACTGACAAGTCTTGAATTGAAACGTTCCATAACCAGGATATTCTGCTTCCATATTTCCGTGATCACATGGAACTCCATAATAATTTTCAGCCAAGTTGGAACAGCATAATTTGAACAGAGAGACTCCTAATACTGCATCCAATTTCTTTTCATTTACTTCCACTGTTATTAGTCTCCTTTAGCCATTCTATAGTGCTTTCAACAGTAGTCAAAGGACAGTCCTGACACCTAATGATACAACTCTTATACTTAAAAAGGTGATAATTCAAATCCATGCAAGTAAATAAAGACGCATTAACAAAACGTCTCAATTTCTCTTCATCTACTTCAATCGTTTTCATTTTTAATTACCTCACATTCGTCGAGAATCTCTTTGATTAACATAGGTTTGCTTTTTTCACTGCCTACCCATTTAACAAAGCAAAATATATTATCAAAAAGATATATACTTTTTCCGCGGTTTCCCCAATGGTGCCCAAATATTTCATTGCTTCTCATGAGTGGTTTTTCTTTATGTACTTCTACATGTCCAGATTCTGTTCTAGTGATGTAACAATAGCCATTTTTAAAAGCAAATTTTAAAATGTCATATTCTAATTTAGTCAACACCATTACATCTTTCTTTTCCGATAACAGCCAATCCCATCGTTTTTTTCCGCAATCTCCATGAAATAAGCACTTTTCACAATCATAGCCAACACAGTCCAATACTTTGTGTGTAGCACTTTCGACTCCGAATGCGCCACCATTCCTTTTCTGCATCTCTTCTTTGAAATCTTCAATATTAAGCATTCACAATCACTCCCATTTCATATACATACATTCAAATGGAATATCTTCAGCCTGTTCTAGAATACATTCTCTGATGGAATCCAACGTATTAAGAGCACTAGACATTGTTCCCCAGCCATTGCTGGGCAGCAACTCTGTATATTCATCAGAATTATATGCTATTTCTTTAATTCCTTTATCTATACGTTCCATTACATAATCACATCTATAATATTCACTACTTTTAAAATTCCAATCCATACAGGCTCTAAACAGCTTTCCTAGATTGTAAGTAGGAGAAGAATAATCAGGGTATGCAATCTCTGCATATTTATTGCATCCTTCAACCTTTACATAAATGCCAATGCTGTAACTCATATAATCACCATCCCATTACATATATTTATCATGTGAGTATTTAACACTCTTAGTGTCAGTTTTTGCATAAATCATAGTAGTATCAATCTGCTCGTGGCCTAACATCAACTGCACCTGTTCAATTGGCATACCTTTTCTCAAGGCAGTAGTTGCTGCAGTTCTTCTGAACCTATGAGGATGTATATTTTCGAAGCCACATTCTCTTCCGAGTTTTCTGATATTTATTTCTACGCCGCTTATTTGCAGTCTTGCATGGTTTCCTTTTTTTCCATTAGCACTATCACAAGAAACGAATATATATTCATTCTCTATGTCTTTTCTAGCTTCAAGCCACTGCTGCATCCTGAGTACACTTAAAGTATTTAGATAGCACACTCTTTCTTTTGCACCTTTACCAAATACCTTAATTTCTTTACGTTCTAAATCTAAATCCTTTATTTTTGCAGTAGTCAATTCTCCGATTCTGCACCCTGTTGTAAGCAGCAATTCAAAAATCGCCTGGTCTCTCACTGCTTTCAGCCACAATCTTGTGCCTGTTTTATTGGCGCTCTTCTTTTCTGCAAGCTTGTCGCGCATCACTTCAATCTGATCATCAGGAATTGGCTCCTTAATCACCTTATCTACTTTTATTTTCTTCATGGCTTTCATTGGATTGCCGTTTCTTAGATATCCTTCGTCCATTAGCCACGTAAAGAAAGACGAGAAGTTTCTCCTGTCATTATTTATAGTCACTTTAGAAACATCAGGATAATCAATCATTCTTCTTGCAAAGTGCATTCTTACATCATCTCTAGTCCAATCAAGGACGCTTTTTTTGATGTAGAAATGAAGCCATTTTTCTAGCGTTACTCTGTAATAGTCGATGGTTCTTTTTGATAACCCGTCAATTTTCTTCTGGATAAGAAATCTCTGAATAAGCTCATTGTCATCTAATACTTCTGTTGAAATTTGATTCTTTGTTCTGATCACTTCGACACCATCAAGTGCTACAAGCAATACACCTCGCAGCATTGTCAGTTCCTCTCCATCCAGCATTTTCATAGAGTTTAATACTCTATTGATTATTTCGTCCTTTAACACTAAAACCACCTCTCATTACATACATCGGAGTATGCAGCACTACATTATACTTATCTTCAAGACTGTTGCCTTGAATGACTTCTGCATTAATTCCAGCTAGTGAAAGCTGCACATATGTCATGTAGACGCATTTATAATCCAGGTCCTGTGCCTTCACTTCTAGCAGCTGCTGATAGTTATATCCTTTTTCTTTCATTACCTTTGCATATGCAAGTATGTTTGCTCCACCACCAGAAGAAGGCTCATTAAGATATTCAGTTCCTCCATCATAGTCAGCTAACGCAACGCCTGCCATCATCTCACATACATGAAATGGAGTGAAGAACTGACCTGTATGACTGTTTCCGGTGCTTAATTCCATGTAGATCTTCCCTAGATAATCATCTAGGCCGTTCTCCAGAAGAAACGAAAGACGTCCTAGCATGCATCCAAGTGTAAAGAAATCATCTTCACTGTATTTTCTTGCGATACTGAAGAAAGCTTCTTCACGTTCTTCAACTGGTTCGATACTCTGTGCAATTGATAATGCTGACATCTCCACCCAGTCAGCAAATACCTGGTGAGGAGTATACTTTCCAGCCATTCTGTTGATATTGTCAATTATATACTTCATTCTTAAGCGGCCTCCTTAGTAGTACGCCTTTGCTTTTTCATCCCAACACAGTAATTCGATATTTTCCATTAGCCTTTCATACTGTTCAGGAGTAAGAGCATTCGCAATTACTTCGAATTTGTTCTTTTTGTTGAAACTTCCTCTATTTCTGACTCTTTTATATGCAGCAGCTACTTTTCTCATATCCTCTTCGAACATCATTGGAACTAACGGACTGAACACTTTGCCATTCGCATATTCAAGCGCCGTCATACGTGATATATATGTTTTAAGTGCAGCATCTCTTGAACTTCTGTATATATCACCTGTTTCAGCATTATAGATAGGCTTGCCTTTTCTCTGCCTTAAAGCGCCTATCCTTCCTGCTTCTTCATTTGTTACCATCAGAAGATTTGCCTGATGATTATTCTTGTAGTTGCCGTCCTTATGGATGATTCTGCAGTCTTTATAGATTGGCCCATGCCATACCTCATATACGATTCTAGCTAGATTCATATCTTTGTTATCGACTTTTACATAAAGTATTGGAGAATGGCCCATTCTTATCTGTGGCTTTCTTAAGAATGGGCTGCACATATTAGTCGTTCCATTTTTATAATGCTTTAAGACATGGCCTGTGTTGGAAACTTCAAAAAAAGTTCCTTCTCTTCTGCCGTTTTTCCAGAACTTCCATATCTGTTCCTGTTTCATTTCTTTGGCTCCGGAAAAAAATAATTTCTAAATTCATTATCAGTAAAAACAATTGCTGTAGGATCTACTCTGAAGATATTGCCTTTTTCATCTTCGATTAGAGCGAATAGTCTACTTACCTGTCCTCCTGGATGTCCACCAACTGCAATTGATGGCGGAACTATGCTTGACCGATATTCAAAACAATGAAAAAGATAGTTTTCATCATTATATCTGCATGTTCTTAAATGATTGCTCACAATTATTCCCCACTTTCTTATTTTAATTCTTTGGTAGTTTTTAGAAGTTCAAGCACATCGTCATTGCTTAAGCTACCGAATACCTTTCCTTCTTCGAAACGATATGTATTGTATTGTATCGCTTCAAATAGATCCATTCTGCCACCATACGAAAAGCCGTGCTTAATAACGCTGACACTATATCCGTTGTCAAATCTAAATATCCAATGCCACCCGTCATATAATCTTCGTTCTAGCTTTAGATATTTTTCATAACCATCATATTTCAATTTTGTGTAATTTTTCATGCTCATAATGATGCATATATCGCAATGAATAGTATGAATATCAATACCAGATAATTCATTGCTCCTCCTTTCTAGAAGAGTAGAAAGAATTCCTTTACTCTGTCGAATTGATTTTCAATTCCTTCTTTCTACCTTCCCAGTGCACATGATTTCGTTTTAGCAAAATTAGAGAGATATGTGGTGTGTCCTCACGAAGTCATGAAATCATGAAGCACTGTTTGGTTTATTTTCAAATTGCATGTAATAGAAATCGCTACGGCACCACAGTCATGAGAGGGCCATTCTGAAGTATAAAGAAAGTACTCTTTCTAAATGTTATAAGCTTAAAAAGACCATGATGCCGTAGTATTTATTCCTTAGAATTGATGTAATCCTTTAAATAGCCAATTGCTCCGATAAGAAATCCAAACTGATCATCACTCAGTCTGTCGATTATTCTATCAAGGCACTCCATTGCTGTTTCCTTTTCCATGTTTTCCTCCTAAATAATATTTATTCAAAGCAGCTGCACGCATGAGATGTGCATGTAAAATATCGAACAAAGTCACTTAGCTTGAGACTATTGTTATTTTTTTGAATTAATTAAAAGCGTGTGCTGCTCGAATTCTTTTTAATTTCATCTAAATAAATGCCAACAGATTCGCCATCCAGATAATAACGATTCGCTTCCATCGGAACTCTTGAAATGCTGATGTATCCAAGATCTTCAAGCATTTTTATACTTGAATGAATCCTTCCTTGCGAATATTTAGTTCTATTTTGCAAAGCAATCATCGAATATGTGCAGTTGGGAGTTCTTTTCTGTACGCATCGGTCAATGATAAGCATTAGAATAGTATTTGTATTTGCGCTTAGATTTTCAAAACGAATATTACTGATCATGCTGCGCTGGCACCTCTTTTCTTTTTCTTCTGAGACATTCAGAATGCACATCATGTCCAGATCATCAAGTCTCTGAAGGTACTGCAGACACTCTGCAGATTGAATCATATCAATCCCCTTCTTGAGTAGCATTACTTTCAGCTTGCCTGATAAATCTGAAGATGATAATGCATCTATGAATTTTTCAAACATTTCCGGTCTGTCCATTTTCTTACCCTGACTGTTTATGAGTGATCTCACAAATCTCCTCCTAGACTTTCCATCATCTTTCTTAGCTCCGCTATTTCTTCGGCAGTCACATGTTCGGGCTCTTTCTTTGGCTTGGTAGGCAATGGCCTGATTTCCGCTTTCTTGGTTCTGGCAACCTTCAGACAGAAGGCTTTCCAGTTACCAATTTTCTCAAAGCCAAATGAATCACAGGAAAGAAATGCTGCTTTTGCTACCTCTTTGCTAAATCCTTTAGATTTCAGAAAATCACACATTTCACTCTCACAAGGATGCTCCGCATCCTGAGAGTGTTTTTGTTTTTTTGTATTATTCTTGTATTTTGTTATATTGTGTTCAATTTTTGAACCGCAACGGTTCATTTTTTGAACCGCAGTGGTGCAATTTTTGAACACCAACGGTTCATTTTTTGAACCGCAGTCATTGCCTTGTGGTTCATTTTTTGAACCGCTATTTTTGTTATTTTCCGAATCTGATACGAACATATGCGTCCAGTAGTCGTAGTTGACTACTCTTATGAGTGTATATTTATTCGTTGTTCTTTTGGATATCTCCCCTGAAGATTCAAGGGTTGATAATGACTTAAGAAGAGTATTTTTTGACATTCCGAGTTCTTCAGAAAGTCTTTTAAGCGATGTGACTGTCTCGCCTCTGTCAATCACAATCGATTGCCATTCAACGGCTGAGTAGTTTACAGTGAGTAATAGATGAAGCAGGACTCTCATTGCTCCATGATCTTTGTATATGCTGGAGTTGATGATATCCCTGTTTATTCCAATCCAACCCATAACAGCCTTTTCCTTTCATTCAGAATCTGACAGAATTGACTAGAACTGTAGATAATCTAGAATGCGCTTTTAATCTAGAATGTAGATAATCTAGTATGTAGTTATGAGGGCTTCTGTCGGACCTTCATAACGTATAAAATGCGTGTAAGATAACCCTATGTTATCTCTCACTCCAATTTCTTAAAAATATATAGTGTATATCAATGTTTTTTACGATATTTTTGAAACAATACTTTTGGAGTGTTTTTGGAGTATTTTAAAACGTTTTGAGCAGTATTTTTAGTACTTCAGTCTGCTCATTTTCTCCTTTTTCATCTTCGCAGTAGTGCGCAGATAAATACGTGTAGTTTCCAATGATGAGTGTCCATAGATATCAGCAAGCTCGTCTATATTACCGCCCTGCTGCATGAACACTATGCCAAACAGATGTCTGAAGGAATGAGGATGAACCTTCCTCTTATTGACCTTTGCAGCTCCAGCAACCTTCTGAAGCTTTCTGTATATAGTCTGATAAGGAATCAATTCATTACTATTGCCATTTCTAAATATGTATCCATCAATAATCCTGTGTCTCTTAACATACTGATTAATCTCTTTCTTGAGGTCATCCCTCAGTATGATCTCTCGAACCTTCCCTTTCGAATTGGTTCGAATGATAGTATGCTTCATATTTTCTGCAGTGAAATCCTTCAACTCCTGACATCTTATTCCTGTATATGCAAAAATCTTGATAATAAGATATATGTCATCGTATCCAAGTCTCCTTGAATACTTTAGGAGTCTTTTCAGTTCTCCTGGTTCTAGAACATCCTCCAAAGAGGATACACGCTGTTCTCTGATGGTTTTTACTTCCATCCTTGAGCGTTGTCCCCTTTCTAGTGATTCCGTCTCACAGAAGCGTAGGAACTTGTTTATGCAGATGATAGAAACATTAATAGTGGATGGCTTATATTCATCAAGCATCTTGCTCTTATAAGCCATCACATCATCCTTTTTAACTTCCTTGTTCTTATCCTCTATTGAGGACAAGAAATTAGTACAGGCTCTTCTATACTGCTTCACAGTATTGGGAGCCTTTTCTTCATACTTCAATTCATTCAGAAAATCATTCAAGACCGCTTCCATCTGTTCAGCAGTCAGAGCGCATCACCCCTGTCTTCTATATCTTTCCAAAATAGACAGGATATCCTCGCATTCATGAAGAATATCTAATGATTTTTGATATCTTCTGACTGCATTGAAACTTGCTACTATGCCAACAATGTCAGCACTGATAGTGAGAGCAAAGAAAATTAATATTAATAATCTAAATGCATTCATGGTCTATTCCTCCGGTTCCATATCCAATAATTTAACAACACCACCACTACACTTATAAAGATATGCTATTCTTGCATCAATGATATCCTTCAAGTATTCAAGCTCGCTTATATCACTGATGCTGCCTATCAATATTGCTGTATCAATTTCTGCCATCATAGTGACTCCTCCCTTAGAAATCTTAAAAACTGATGCATGATCCAGTCTAGCATCTCATATTCAGGCATATTAGTCTCCTGAGCTACGAAATGCGAGCCATTAGCACCTTCAATGCTGATTGTAGAAACAATGTCTGTGCCGTCTTTAATTGTTTCAGAGTAAGAGACATCTTCTATTGATGCGCCATAATAGGTATGATCAATTGCTTTAGTGATATCTCTTACCACCTTCTTATGCATCATCTCCATTGGAGCATGTGCTGTATTATCCATTACTTCTCCACTCCCTTCTCCTGTAGCTGTTTATATGCTAATTTGAAAGCCAAAAGATAGACATCGAAAACATCAGGACCTTCTTCTAATCCGATTTCATCAATCGAGTCAAAAGCGGAATAATCTATATTCAAAAGCTTTCTTTCTCCTATCTCACAGATGCCTTCTGTATCACTGAAACCATCCAAAACATTTTCTATAAAAGGTTTAACTGCATCTTCAGGTTCACATACATCGAAGTAATCAGCGATTCTATCGAGCGTATAGTTATCCTTTGTTTTCTGAAGAAGCTGTTTTTCGGCAAGTTCTCTATCATATGTATAAAGAGGATTACTGCTGCATTTTACCCTGAGCTTGAAAAAGATACATTCTCGACGGCAGTAATCTATGAAGTTTCTAAAATTCAATCCGGCATAATTATAGGCAATCAGTTCACCGAGATCACCAGAGATGTGCACTCTGTCATGATCTTCCTCAAACATGAATCTAATTCTGTAGTAGTTGCTTCCTGGCTTCTGGAAGTCAAGTACCTTGATATCACCATAATCCTTGAGAGTTGCGACATGATCAGCAAACATCTCTTTCTGTAACTCTAGATCCATGTTATCTGCCTCCTACAATAAGGAAATACTGTACGAACAGCATATTCATAAACAATGAACTGCAGCAGAAGACTTTCACTTCTGTTGAGTTCCAATTGTTACCTGTTGTTACCATGGAATATAGAATAATTAATATGCATACATCAGCAATAAGGCATACTGCCCTATTCTTATTTATTTTTTTCATTCAAAATCGCTCCTTTTTTCTTCAATATCTGTTATAATGAAGTTGCCTCTAAAAGAGGCTCATTCAGAATTCGTTTAAAGACACCGGAATGCTATCGCAAAGCATTCCATTTTTTTTAGCTATTTAGAGGTCTCCACCACTGCCCTGAAGCATATGAGTAGAGCATCATTCTACCTGTCATCTTATTCCCCGATACTTCGTGAATAATCACATCACTCTTGAAACTGGTAGAATATCCTCTTGCAGTAACAACGGCTTTACAATAATCAGGAATAACATCTATCTTTCTACGTGCTCCATCAGGATCGCAGAAAAACAGTTCATAAGTCTTCTTCTCCTTAAGCATGTTTAATCCTCCTTTCCTTGGATTCTAATTATTCATAGGCATCTAGCGCCGGAGGACCAGTAAAAGCTACATGCATCCTACAAGGGTCCTATATCGAAAGTGAAAATTAATGAAAATAACTAATGTCTTAGAAAAAATATCAATCCTCCGGCCTTAGATGCCTACAAATTTGTTTAATATTTAATTGTTATCTTCAGATATGCCAAGATAATGCATAAAGGCTATTCTTGGAATATGAACAGTTCTTCGACCCTTTACTGTAATTACTGTACCGGGCCACTTACCCTGTTCTACTGCGTTGATAATAAAGTTCCTGGACATTCCTGTCATATCCATTGCCTCCTGAATACTCATTGAGTATTCATTTTTATTTGCTGTTCGCATTTTCCATCACCTCCTTGTTATCACACCCACATAGAGCCATACCACTTAATAACAGTCATTTGACTTAATGAAAAGATACTCGATACAAAACTTTTACTTTTATTCTATTGGATAGTTTAAAAAAATGGTTTGTGATATGGCTGTATGTGGGTGAGACCGTCATTTTAGGTTAAAAAAATTAAGCGTCTATTTCTTCAATCTTAATGCCAGATAATTGGCTTATTAGTTTGATTTCGTGAAAATACCAATAAGTATTCCCGTTTTCTTTGTTCCTGTATGTGTTAACTGACATATTCAGTTTTTTTGCCATCTGTTCCTGTGATAGGCCCATGTTTATCCTTATAGCAACAACCTTTAACATTATTATCCCTCCTTTGTGTGGGTGTGTTCCACTTACAAGTTAACTATAATACGTGAAAGTGTGGGTGTCAACATCATTTCACTAATTTATTGGTGATTATAACTATTTTCTTGTGGGTATTATCCAAAATATAGTATGATATAGTCGAAGGAGGTGAATCAAATGGACAGCAAACATATTTATAAAGCGCTAGGGGTCTATTTGACTAACGTAAGAAAGAATAGAAAAATGACTCAAAAAGAGATGGGTGAATCAGTTAATCATAATAGATCCTGGTGGGCTGATTTAGAAAATGGGCGCACAGCTATTAAATTTGATGATGTTAAGATTATTATGGATAAGTATTCATTGGATTATAAGAATTTAAATGATTTTATTGATAGTTATACAGATAATAACAATCCAAAAGATTAATGACTATATTGAATTATTTTGTTTGATAAAAAAACTTGTAATCAATAAATACAGAGGTAGTTATATGGCTAAGCAATATTCCATAGAATTAATAGCTTTAGGTCAATCATTGTCTTATCTTCGTTCTAAAACAAATTTAACATATAAAGAGGTCGGTGAAAAATTCGGTAAATCAACTTCATGGATGTCTGATATCGAAAAAGGTAGAAATAATATTTTATTTACCGATGCCAAGAAATTAATGGCTCTTTATGATTCTGATTTGGAAACACTATCGAAGCTGTATGATGTGAACCTAAGCCAACTAAAAGACAGCATTTAATGGAGATGTATATTTAATGAAGAAAAAAATGGAAGATGAGCACACATCTGAGCTATTAAGGTATCAAGGCACGATATTGAGACAACTTAGAAAAAATACTTCTTACACAATGGAAGATGTTGCTAATCGTTTTAGTAAAACGAAATCATGGATATCTGAAATTGAAAATGGCAGAAATAATATTTCATCTATTGATTTAGTGAAACTAATATCTATGTATGATGCTGACATTAATGATTTCACACAAAAAATCCAAAAAAAGATAGATGAAAAGTAAAAAGACCAATACTGCGGGAACAGTATTGGTCGAGCAAAAGTTTGTATCGAGTAAATAGTCTTTTGCGTACTCAATTATACCATAGTTAGTACGCTTGAGGCAATCAAGAAAGGAATATGATTATGGTAAAGTTTAAGAGACGTCCTAATGGATCAGGGACGGTAGTAAAGCTTAGTGGCAGAAGAAGAAAGCCGTTTTGCGCAAAAGTTACATTGGATGAAAGAAATCTGACAAATGGAGAAAAGAAAAGATTAGTAATTGGAACGTTTGAAACGTATCAAGAAGCACTTAATGCATTGTCTTTGTATTCTCTTACTGTGAATAATACGATAAGCAAGAAGGAAGCAATGGAGATTGATCCTGAGGTTTACCAGAAGGTTCAGGATAAGATGAGTAAGAAAGTGCCTACGTTCCTGGATATATATTATATTCTTGATAAGGATGAATTTTCTTTGTTGTCACCTCAAACACAGAATAGTATGCATGGTGCAATTAAACATCTGAAGAAGCTGCATTATTTAAAGATAGATCAGATAACTCTGAGAATGATTCAGGATGTATTTGATGAAGATGGATCTAACCACAGTACACAGGTACATATGAAGACGATATGCACAAAGGTATTTAGATATGCTGTTATTAATCAGTGTATTGAACGTAATGATGATTATACTTCTTATATAAGAATTGCTAAGTATGAAGAGTCTGATATGCATAGACCTTATACTATTAATGAAATACTAGCATTAAAGAAAGCTGATACTCCAGAAGCGCATATAATGTTGATATTTATCTATACTGGTGTGAGAATTAATGAATTGCTGAATATCAAAAGAGATAATATTCATATTGATGAAAAATGCGATGATGACGGCACAGAAAGACTTATAAGCTATATGATTACCGGTTCTAAGACTAAGGCTGGTAAGAACCGAATTGTGCCTATTCATGATGATATTAAACAATATGTTATCGATGAATTATTAAAGCCCGAGAAGAGACTGGTAGATGTAACTTATGCTAATTTTACTACTAGAACTGTATTGATTAAAGTAAACAAGCTATTGAATACACATCACACAATGCATGATACGCGTAAAACATTCGCTACGCTATGCCAAATGAATAACCTTAATGTTTATATCCGAAAGAAGGTATTAGGTCACAGAATGAACGATATTACGTTTGACGTGTACACCAATGAGTCAAAGAATAGATTGTGGACTGAAATAAACAAAATAAAAATCTAGCGTTCCATGAGCGTTCCGAAAAGCGTTCCACTATGATATACTTATTGTGTTAGCGGTTGAAGCACTCTAAGTGAGCCTACCTGCGGAAGCCACTTCAAGGAGTGGCTTTTCTTGTTACTGATTTGTTACTAGTTTACGCTTTCATAGTGTTTCAAACCCCTAAAAAACCGCATAAATACAG